AACACCGGCAATCGCTATGTTTCTATGCCACACATTGAAAACATCCCCGTTGTCTCGCAGATTAAATGCGTTTTTAATATCGTTAAATCCTGCTACCATATTGTCGGTACTAAATATAGGACCGCTCATTTGGGAATAGTCGATTATTCTGCCGTTGCGGGTTATGCCAAGAATATTGGGATTATTCTTTTCTTCTGCTTGCTGTTTACGCAGAGCCTCTCCCGCACTTACGCCGCTGCCTTGACCCGCTTTTCCACTATCTAACCAGCCACTATTGATCCCATTCCAGTCGTTCCACCAACTTTCTGTGGTTTCGTCATACGTAAGTATCTCATTGTCCGGACCCGGATTTTCTAAAGCCCGTCCGTTCATATACCCGTTGTAAGCATTTATAACTTCGCTTACACCGCTCCAAACATCCCTATCTTTCCTAAGAATACCGCGAAAGTTCTCGTCTTGCATTTTAGCAGCGAATTCACCAGCCCATGCAGTTGCTGTATTAAAGTCTTTGGGGCGCACGGTTCGAAAGGAAACCCGATTGTCGCCCTTGCCAAAGCTAAATTCAGATGTATCAACTTCGTCTATAAGCCCTTTCATATTAGCAATATCAATGTCGAGGCCGGGAGAACGCTGTCCAAATAGATTGACGCGACCCCTGCTGGCTACTTCGCCCCTAGCACCCCTAAGAGCCTCTGCAACAGCGTTCAATCCGCTGGCAGAGCGTTCATCCGCAGGCTTCATCCGGTATTCCGCTAGAGTTGTTTCAAGGGTGTCTAGCTTTTGCTGATCAGACAAACGCTTTGCTTTTTCTACTTCAATGTTCTTTGCGAATCCTTGAACTAGTCCCGTTACAAATGCTGCACCAATACCCATTATTTAGTCTCCTTCGCGGACAAGAAGCTTTCTTCCTCTATTTCATCCGGCATTGTGCCCTGACGAATACCCTCATTAATTTGCTCTCTGACAAAGGAGAACAGACCCGGATTGTTTTCTTTTAACATTGTAAAGAATGTCTCGTCCGGCATTTCATCCTTTGTCATTTCATCATCATTCTCAAAGAAGCGATAGGGGATGTTTTCTTCTTCCGCCATGTTTGCTATGTACATGGCGAGTGGCGCTTTGAGTAGCAGCCCTACATCGGGATTAAATCCGCCATCTGAAAACTTTTGAAATATATATCCTTCAACCAAAGACTCGACTGATGCGCCTACCATCAGCAGCTTCAACAACTCTCGCCGTGTCTTTTTCTTCTCTAGTGATGAAATAGCTTGGTCTAGCGCCGTCTTTGGATCGACAACAGCAGGGGGATTACCCCACGGCCAGCGAGTGTTGTCCGAAGTCAGACCGTAACCCGGCGGGGCCACAGCAAACTGATCCTTGCTTTCGATACTGCCTTGTTGCGGAATCTGATTCGGTTCGATTTTCATGTTACGTTTACCTCTGTCATCTTAACGCTAGGGGTATTGCGGCTTGTATCAACAGCTTCTACTGGAGTTGCGTATGCAGCTAGCACGTCATTTAACTGAGAATTACGGGCATTTTCTTGAAGATTACGCATAACACGAGCAAGCTGTGTGTTATTGGCGTAGTCAAATCTAACCGGCCCACCCGACTCAGATCGTATTTCCTGTCGCCGGTTTAAACCCCCGCGAGTAAGTTCCTGTATCGTCCTGTTTCGTATGGGCGCTTCAGCATATTGGAAGGGTGCCTCATCGCTACCTATCTTCAAAAAGGCACTGGCAGCATCGCTCAAAAAGCCGCCATCGCTGCTGCCCTTTTTAGAAGGAGTGCCCCCACCACCGCCACCGGCAATCCCGGCTATAGCAGGCAAGAATATAGCAAGTGCATTTCCTAAACTACTCATTTATTTAATCCTCATCATCATCGCTGTTATCGGTAGTTCCGCCTGCCCACAAAGCAAGCCAGTTTCCAATACCCATAGCGAGGTTATCTTTCTGTTGCTTTTCATACATAGAGTTGGTATTCGCAAATTCCATAGCCATAATACCAATCTCGTGCTGTCTCTGCATCTGCGACTCACTCTTTTGGAAATTCCAAGCGGCGTTATCGCGATACATTTGCCACAGATTATTTAGTGCCGACTGGCTGATATTTAAAGCGTTCTGCACATTGAGGCGGTTTGTTTCGTTCTGTATTGCTGTGTTCGCAGTGTTGACCTCTCTGCGCCACTGTGCATTAGACTGATCAACGGCAAACTTCATGTTTGTGTTGAATTTATCCCGCGAGTCACGCATAGATGCATTAAACTGATTGACAGAGTTTGTCTGTCCTGCATTGAATTGTTCCATTGCAGCTACACGGTTTGCGTTAGCCGTCTCTACTTGGGACTCTAATTCAGCGAAGAATTCTTCTACTTGCAATTCATTTTTAGCGTTAAACTGTTTGCGGGCATTTTCTTCCGCAGCATCCTTGAACATAGCCTGTGTCAAGGCTTGATATTCTATAACAGACGTCTGCTGTTGCGCGTCCATATTTTTTGTTTCAGTAGCAAGGAGAAGCTGTGCATTTGTGACTGATGCTTTGAGACGCGCATTTAAGTTCGCAGTATCCATAGATGCCTGCGCTGCAGCATTCTGCAAAGCAGTGCGCTGTCTATTATTCAAGTTAGCCAGTTGTATTTTCGCGTATTGATCTGCATCCTTGGCGGCAATAGGAATTCCGGATTCCAAGACTGCCTGCGTCATAGCAGCAGATGCAATGCTAGATGATCCCAGCCCCCGTGACTGCATCACTCCCGCTATCTTGCGGACGGCAGGAGAGGCCCACGGTGGTAGGGGCTTGCCTTCTTCGATTCCCGCCATCAGATCAGCCATCTGATGCTTTACCGTAGCACGGGCATCAAACTCTGCGCCCTCAATGGTCGCAGCTTCAGCGATTGCTCCCTCTGACAAACTTCCATCTGTAAAATCTACAGATATGTTTTTGGTTATCTGTGCAGGGTCTAGGGTCTGTTCGGCTAATTTATTTTGTACTTTGGCCGTGGAATCTATCTGTCCAACATTGTTACCCGGCTTTTGTCCCGGACTGACAGTGAGTGCTTCATTCGTGGTATCGACTGTAGATGCAGCTACCTGTGGTGAAGTTTCACCAAGAGAAACATCTTTTATCTGTGTGGCGACATCATCGGTATCTATCAGTACGCCGGTTACGTCTTTTGTTCCCGATAGACCCCCAGCCTGTTTACTCATCTCATCTAGCAGCTTGATATCGGTATCGATTTTTGCTTCTGACATATTATTGTTTCCTGTAGTAAATCCGCTAGGAACTTGTAGGTCTCGTAGTCCGCCGGTAGATAGCCCGGTAGATAGTCCGGTAGATACTAGCGGTTGGCTGTTCAGCGCGACAAAATCTTCAAACGACCCTTCGCCCGGAAGAAGCACTCGACCCTTAAAGCCCGCATCGCGCTGTTTTTTTGACTCTTTCTGTGCTGCTTCGTACAGCTCACGAAGTTGACTTTGAGACTGCGAATCCACAGCTATCTAATACCCATAAATACAGACACGACCATAGCTACCACCAAAACAGTGCTTCCCATGATCATCGCCTCAAGACGCCACATACGTTTGTCGAGGCTGTCTAGCTTGCCATGCACCAATTCACGGAACATCGCGCACTCTTTTTCGTGCGCTTCTAGCTGCAAACGAGTCTCAAGCACGGGTTCCATTTTCGGTTCCATAGCCATCTTCATCATTACGACTTAGGATTGTCTGTTTTGATTTGCGCTACTTTCGTCTGCCACGCATCTAGGCCATTTTCTGTGATGTACTCAAGCTGCTGTTCCGGCGTACCGTAAGCTGCAGTTCGGTCCTGCACATATTGTGGACGTGGGTCAACGTACTCTTCTGTTGGTTTCTCTGCAGCCGTGCGTGTTGTCCCGGCAGAGAGGAATGAAGGTGTCGTTCCTGTCTTCAAGTGTGGTGGCGTGATGTTGTGGACAATATCGTCGAGATCGGCTTCTGTCATATCAGAAGTCAGTTGAACGAAAGTCCATGTGCCGTCACTGTATTGGACCTTGGCCACGCCATTGTTGATTTCCGGAATTGTATATTGCATTAAACTGTGCCTCCTTGCACTGTTCCGCTCTGCGTTAATGTGACGTTTGAAAGTCCTCTAATATAGTTTCCTGCTGCTGCTCCAGAAGAGCCGCCACTTCCACCGCTTCCGCCACTGCCGTTGGTGTGGTTGCCGTTGTTGCCAGTAGCACCAGTGTTTCCGGTTGCCCCGGATGAACCTGCTGCACCGTAGCCGCCACCGGAACCGCCTGTTCCGCCAGTGCCACCAGTGCCACCGGAACCAGCATTACTACCACCGCTGGAACCACTGGAACCGCTAGAACCACCGGAACCGCTTCCCGTAGACTGGTTGTATCCTTGACCTACACCACCAGCACCACCAGCGCCGCCGCCGCCGCCACCGCCGCCGTTGTGATAGGTATAAGAGGTCACAGATGATTGCCTTCGGCGTATCCGATAACGGTAGTAGGCTTCAGTAGCACCGGAACCGTTAGTGAACGTGCCCGATGCCCACAAAGAACCCGACTCGTAGTCGTATCCCCCGGTGCTGTATTGGTAACCACTGTAGGTGTGGCCGCTAAGAATTGTTGCGTTCCAATACCAAATGTTATGCGGTGCAGAGACTGCATAACGGTCGACACTTTTGCGTGAGGAAAGTGGGTTTGCGCCGTCCGCATAATATCCAGTAAAAGAACCGGGCGAACTGCTAGATGTCGATCCTTGACCGCCTGTGCCACCGGCTCCTCCTGCTCCGCCAGCACCTCCCCCGCCGCCACCGGCTCTGATCGTGCCGTTGTTGATGAGAGTGCAAGCAACGTCAGCTTGAAAAGCATCACCACCCGCACTAGCCGCAGCACCGCCCGCTCCGGTCAGTGTGCCGTTGTTGGTGATCGTCAACCCACCGTCTAAACCGCTGTCTACCTGCAGTGCTTCTTGACTTGTGCTGGTTGCACCTAATTCAACGCCGTTGTTGATGACGATCTCTTTAGGGTAATCAACACCATAGTCATCACCAAAAATTGAAGAAGCATCTTGATTAGTGGCACCGGACGAATACGTTTTGCGAAAACCTTTTGCTTGGCTGTAGAAATCAGCAACCTGTATTTCGCCACTTGCCGGTACGCTTGCAGCCAAGTTAGTAGCACCATTGTTTCCTGCTTTTGCACGAACCAGTGAGCCGCCCCGGTACAGGTCAGAAAACTTCACCTGTCCGGAACCGCCAAATTCGTCCCGCATCTGCGAGAATTTTAGTTCGCCACTACCCGTTAGAGCCATTTTCCAACTCCTTTACCCGTGCCGACAGTTCTTTTACAGCTTCGATAAGAAGAGCGTGAAGCTGATCGTAGGCAACTACGTCGTACTCTGTTTCCTCATCTCCTGTCTTCAAGGGAAGGGTTGTCTGAGTGACCGCAGAAGGCAGCACTTGTGCTACATCTGTAGACATAACACCGGCAGATGATCCGCCGTGCTTGTAGTCAAAGGTATAACCAGTAAGCTGTTCTACTTTTGCGACTGCATCAGTGACTTGTTCTACATTCTCCTTGAGTCGCGGATCGGATGCGATAGTCGTAGAGAAGGCAACAACGTCGCCATCAACGTGCAAGTCGCCGTCGGACTCAAGCCGCATGTCATTTGCACCGTTGACGTAGAAGTCAAGCTGCGTATTGTTTGTCCATGCGATATAGTCGGTGCTATCGAGGCCAATGTTGCCGGTGGCGTACACTGTTCCTGCCACGGTTGCTGCACCGCCGATTGCTGTCACGCCGGAGCCTTTACCCGACAGATTGAGATCAATGTTAGTGTCTCCGCCTGTAGCCGTAATAGAAGGACCGTTGCCTGTGGCGGCGTTAGTGACGTCAATCTGATTTACTGCAGACGAAGTAGTTTGGAAAATGATTTGCTCATTCCCGTTTTCGTCACCAATAAAGTGTGCATCGTCAATCAAAATGTTTTGCGAGTTTGTATCTAAGTTTCCGCCAAGCTGCGGGCTTGTGTCAGTAACTATGTTGATCGCAGTAAGATCAACTGTTGCAAAACTTAGTGTGCCACTGCCGTTTGTTTGCAAGAACTGGTTTGCACTGCCGTCAGCCGTAGGATGAGACAGCCCGTCAATGACTACTGCGCCCGACCCTTTGGGGGTCAGTGTCAAGCCAATGTTGGTATCATCACCTGTAGCTGAAATAGACGGGGCACTTCCCGTCGCAGCGTTTGTGACATCAATCTGATTGACCGCAGATGAAGTGGTCTGAAAGATAATCTGCTCGTTGCCATTTTCATCGCCAATGAAATGCGCGTCATCGATCAAAATGTTGTGTGAGTTTGTATCTAAGTTGCCAGCCAACTGCGGTGTGCTATCATTAGACAAGTCAGTGTCAACTGTGGCATACGAAAGAACGCCCGACCCGTTAGTCTGCAGAAATTGTCCGTTCGTTCCGTTCGATGACGGAAGCTGGAATGTCACGTTGCCGCTGTAAGCAGAGTGTGGCGGTGACTGGACAGTAACTTTGTGTGCGTTGCTGCTTTCGCAGAAAAAATCAATGGCTGCAACTGCGCCACTGCCGGAACGAATCTCAACTTTTGCATCCTTGATAGTCGTGCCCGCAGAAGAGCCATTGCCGCCTGCGTTCATCTGCCCGACTTGGAATGTTCCCGAATCTTGCAACTTGGCAGGAGTAACAGCATCATCTGCCAGCTTGGCCGTGGTGACGTTTGCGTCAACTATGCCAGCAGTAGCAATCTGCGGTCCCTCTCCCGTCGTGCCATCGTGCGAGTGCCCAGACGAGCCATTAAATGCAGACTGGACAGCATCAAACTCGCCGTCAAGATCGGATGCGTTGATTACGTTTCCGTCTGCGATATTGTTACCAGTATCGTTTCTGGTGTAACCTGTACCCATTTTTTATCTCCTCCCGTAGGTCGCAAATTCCAAAGTTGCAGCGTCTACGGTAAATACTGCATCTGTGGTGGTTCCTGTCGTTTCGTATACGAGAGAAACCGAAGTTCCGGAACCAACAGTCTGTACATCAAATACAGTGTTCGGCTTACTCCCGAAAGTGGATGTTCCGAATGTACCGGAACCGTATGTAATTACTGTGCCCGCCTCGTTAGACAGCGTAGTGCCTTCGGGCTGAACAGATTCGGGCTGATCAAAGTCGTACTTCAGTGAGAACTTCAAATCCAGTACGCCGTTAACATCCACATACGTCGTGCCTTTATATATGGTCTTACGCACATTAGGATCACTCAATGGAACAAACGGAGTGGCAAACGTCGCCACAATGTTAGACCCCGAAAAAGTGTTTCCCTGTTCCATCTGATATACGAACCCATCACTACCCCCGAAGTAGATTTCTTCTGCGGACCCACTGTACTCTGACGTTACGCAGAATACTTTGAACCCTCTAAGTTCGTTAAAGGCCACACTGTCCTGCAACTGTGTGGCGACTATTCCCTTGGAAGCGTCATTTGTTGACGCCGATCTAAATCCAAAAATCCTATATTGACTCTTCTCTCTAACTACTGTACTAGCAAATGTGGTGCTATTAGATACAAGGTCAAGAATCTCCGCCTGTATAGTCTTCGACACAGCAGCAAGACTAAAGTCTCCAATCTTGTCAGTGGCAGAAAACAGTCTGAGTCCATCCGGACCCAAGAACATGATATCGCCGCCTATTTCCTGTACAGTATCTTCAGCTACCGCGCCTAAATCGCGGGATACAGGGACCAGTTGAAAGTCTGCTTGGCTGGACCCTGCCAGCCTGTGAATGGTTGTTTCTCCGAATATAATAAGCTGATCTCTAAAGACAATAAGATCAGTCACAGTATCTGCTACGTTTATTATACCACCACCACTTGCCGGTGTAAAGTCATCATCCTCGTAGGGTGCCGAAAAAACTACGTTTTCTCCGTTGGCTAAAAAGATATGGTTCTTAAAATTGACTGCGTGTGATGCGCCCGACGTATCCGCTGGAAGGCTAGAAAGCTGCGAAAAGACTGATCCAGTGAACCTAAAGGGCTTACCGGTGCCATCAACTGCAAACAGCTTTTCTGTGCCGTCGAAGTTGTACTTTAGAAAACGCACCCTGCCACTACCGCCAAGGGTTACACCCGCACTGCTGTATGTGGCGTTGTCACTGATAGATGTCCACCCACTTCCCGTTGACCGAAACAGATCGTTGCCACGGGCTGCATAGACGTGGTTGCCGTACTTAATAAGTCCGCGAATGTTGCCACTATTGCTGACAGCAGCGGTATCAAACTTGGCGTATCCTTCTACTCTGCGATACCCGCCGAATACCGACGGCTCGTAATTAACCAGTACACGTGCTGATCCCGGAGCCTGTATACCCTGCTGGTAGGGTGACAGGTTACTGATCAGACCGCCCTTAAACTCAAAGGGATATGTCTGCCAACGATCCGGCATTACACCGCCCGTGCGTAAATATTTTCGTTCACAAGAAGCGTACGCATTTGTTTTACACCACTGTCAAATTTACGAAGAGCAAGCTGCGCCGACTCTAGATTGTCTCTAAACATGTAGGCGTGATACATAGCGCCATCCACGATTACGTGCTTGAAACGGAACGGGATTGTGGGGACATCATCATGAAGAGATAGATCGGCAGGGAACATAAAGAATTCGTACTCGACGGTGTATGCCTTGTCGGGCATAGGCGCAACAATCAAGTCACCATCTTGAGATCGAACTACATATTCCGGAACGGAGCCTTTGGTGACATCTGTCTCAAATTCTTGATCTATGTACTTAGACAGGTATTCTGAATAACTAAGCACACCCAGCTTACGTCCTTCTCCTAACGATAAAGCCGCGTTACGTTGAATTCGAACGGTATCCAAGTCTGCGTACTTTGCCTCATCCGGAAGAGGATATCGCATCTCCCCAGCAGTCAAAGTAAGTTCGTCCGTATTGTGATTAAACTGCCAGTTGAAGTGCTTCTGATTAACATCACGAACTGCAGCGTTAATGCTGTCTTTAATTTGAGAATAGAATCCCGTCGATGTTGCAAAAGTAGTAGATGAAAGTTCTGTCTCATTCAACCGACGACACACCTCGTTGACCAATGCTAAGTAATCGTAAGCCATTATCTACTCTCTATAACCCGCAGTCGAATCTCTTGTTCTAACTGCGTTTGATCGCTGGCCGTGACGGCGCATGTGATTTTGTAGGTAGTGAAAGCAGTACCACTACCTAACACGATAGTGGCAACTGTGGTGGTGTTTGTAGCACTTACGCGCTGCAGTCCGTTGACTATTTCCGCATCAGTCCACGTCTCTAGGTTACCATCAGCATCGCGCACTTTCCAAGTGACACTAGATATGGTGTTCAGTCCCAGTGCGTTCTCCCAATCAACAGAATAGTCTAACTGTTCGTCCGGGTCTTTATCGGGCCATTTCAAAGCCATTACGCAGCCTTCCTTCTTTGTGCAGCCTTCTCGCTTGGGATTATCTTTAGGGTACGCTGTCTGCTGTAGTTAGACGCAACGAATGTAGTTACCACGCCGGTTTCTGTAGTGCTGTTAACAACGCCTGTGCCGGAAACACTGGCTAAAGCCTCAGTTACATGTAGCGTAAGTGTACTTACACTGCCCGTAGCAAACACACTTGGAATTATATTCTCAGCGAGGTCTTCCGTTACCTGCGGTTCGACAGTTCCAATAGCGCCCGTAGCAGATGCGGAGTCTATCGTGAAGTTTGCGATTGCGATAAAGGTTAATCCACCCCCTATCGCTCCTGTAGCCGATACTCCCGTTACAGCTTCTGTTGGCTGTGACTCTACTCCACCACATACAGCCGTACCGGATACCCCGGATAGAGTGACGGTGTTGCTGTGTGTGATAACACCTATTCCGCCAGTAGCGTTTACGCCCGGAACAGCTAGGGTATTAAAGGTCTTTGCAAACGGCCTGTTACCCTTGTTAAGAGTAAAGGTCGCTGAAACACCAACAACCGCCTTGCCTACTGCAGCGTTGACTGCTGTAATCTGCCCTGTTCCCGAAACAGAATTAAGTGCCTCTGTAAGATTCGGTGAGACAGTCCCGATTGCACCTGTACCTTCCACACCTGTAGGCTGTGCATTAGGCTCAATGACGTGTATGCCTGTGCCCGCTGTAATTGTTGCAGACACACCAACAAGAACTTCACTGATGTCAATCTCAAACCCACCGGCAGAAACAGGTTCCACAGAGGTAGTAGCAAGGAGTGACGGTACATTAACAGTAGGAGAAACATCCCCGTATACTGCAGAGCCGTATCGTCCTGTTCCGTACAGTCCGTCATTAGCACCGAATAGAGCGTGAACACGAGGAGTGCCTACACCGCCGGTAGCTGATACACCTGTTAACGTACTTAGAGATTGAGCCTCAACAGAGTTTACAGACCCTGTAGCTACAACTCCCGTGACAGTTTCGTTAACGTCTGCGGACAGACTAGGACTTCCGATTTGGCCCGTACCCGAAACTCCGGATAGAGCAACCGAAAGAGTGGCGTTTACAGCACCAATACTACCTGTAGCACTAACTCCCGTAGGTACAACTATAGGAGTTGTTCTGCCGTACGACGCAGTGCCGTACGCGCCGGAGCCATAGATAGCATCATTAGTGCCGTAAAAGGACATAGCCTAGTCCTTACGCGATACGAATAACAGCGTTAGAAGCGTCCGCAGTTGGGAACTGAATGGTTAGGTCACCGGCAGTTGCAGAAACAGTACCACCGAAGTCAATCACACAGATCGCCTTATTTGATGCAGAGGAATTGTAGAGGATACAACCTGCTGCACTGGTGGTTACGTTGCTGAATACTTCGTCAGCAAAATCTACAAAAGCAGTAGTACCGCTTGTAGTGATTGCAGCACTGTCGAGGTTTTGTCCACCCGCAGAGTAGTTACTGCCTGTGGCTTCGTCAGAGTTGCCAGTTACATCAGAGTAATTGGTGGTTGCTGCACCATACGTACCGCTCATGCCGCTCTTAATAAGGGCCAGCTTGATAGTATGTGTGTCGAGATCGTGTGTACCACCCAAAAGTTCATTCTTAAAGCTTGTACACATTGCTGTTGTGATTGCCATTTGGATTCTCCCTATTAGGCAGTTTTAACGATTAGGATCGTAGTATTCTTCTACGGATATCGTCGTTAGTAGCGTGTTTGCGGTAGTAGCCGTTACGTAAACGATATTCCCCGCTTGAAGATACAGAGGTGCATTGTCGTTAATTAACGCCTCTGAAGAGTTGGCCGCGATTGCACGGGCCTCAAAAATATTTGTAGTCGTTGATCCGTCATTCCATTGCACAAGAATATTACGTGCTGACGAGTCTGAATTACCTACGATAAGTGCCCGGACAATCGAAGTGTGATTTGCCGGGACAGTATAGAGTGTCACTTGACCTGTGCCAGTAAGGTCGGATGCTTTTGTTACTAGCTTAGAAGCTGTATTTGTAATTGGCATCAGCGTGTCTTTCGATATGCGCGAGTCTTCTTCGCTATCTTCTTGGGCTGCTTGGCCACCTGCTTACCGGCGCGAGTAGCTTTCCGCTTGGCTTTCGTGGTGGCTGCGTACTCCGCCGACGATAGTGCCTTGATGGCACGAGACGGTAGATATCGCTCCCCGGTTGCTTTCGGACCTTGGGTGGATGGTTTGCCACTTTTAGTCCTCCACTTTTGCTTAGTCCACGCTTTCAAAGAGCGTTGGCTCTTCTTCAGTGCCATCATCCATCTCCATTGTTAGCGTAGCCAGTGCGGCTAATTTATCTTGGGCGTCTCCCCACTTTTTAAGCGCTGTATCCATCTCTTCCAACAGACCCGGATGTTCACCCACGCCAACAGCATTTTTAAGGTAAATTGCGAATACAAACTCTGCATCAGCCATCTCCGCTGTATATTTATGTTTTAGTGCTTCGATAGCAAGCTTCTGCATCTTACATCCCTCTAAATACTTTATTTTATCACAAATACGCAAACTATGCAAGCAAAATCTACTTCTTCTGTGACTTGCGGATTGCTTCGAAGGTATCCTGTATGCTGGGCGGACGTTCAGAGTTAGGCATGTACTTGCACTGAAACTCTCTAGGGAACCATTCATTCTTGTCTAGAAACAGTGTGTCTACTGTATTTCGTGGGCCGTGATAAACGCACACACGATTGTTATCTATAATAGTACACGCTTTGAGACGGCAGATTACGTGGCTGGGCTGACTAGGTAAAGACCCTGCGTTTGCAACTTGCCCCTTCATAAAGACAACAAAAGCGTAGAGAGCAGCGGCACCAGCAGCAACTACCATCATCCACGCTACAACTTCTACAAACTTCTGTCGGCGCTCCCGCTGCCTGTACAGAGTTTCTTTACGCTGCTTGCGTATCTGACCTTCCATAGCCACGAGTGAGTCCCATTTGGACTTACCCATCGTCAAGGAAATCCACTGCTGTAATTCGTACCGCTGCTGTTTTGCCTTCTCTTTGTTAGCAAATGCTGTGAGAGCCTGTTGCTCTACGGATTGTCCTGCGAACAGCTTTTTGAATATAGGGGGGTTCTTTGCTTCTTTCTCTGCCTGTTCTAGGTCGGACATGGCACCCATCCAACGTGACAGGTCACCAGCCATCTGTTCTATATCCCGCCCTACGGCAAATCCCTTCTTGATTGCTGAAAACGCTGCCGAAGCAGTAGCCATTGCGGAAATGGGGTCCATCAGTACACCTTCATATTTTCATCAACAAGTTTAGGTAAACAGTAGGAAGTTATCTTTTCTCCCTGTTTGTGTAGGATTTGTGCGTACCACACGCAGTCGTTAAGGTCAGCGAAGTAAAGATCGTTACTGGCTAGTCGCTTGTCTTCTCCTGTGCCTAAGAAAACAAACAGGAGAAAGACATGTTTCATCTTAGCCCTTGTACCCGCCCCCGGCTTTTTTGTAGGCTTTAGCCAGCATTTGGGCTTTACGCCCCGACCACTGTCCCGGACGCCCGCCCTTGCCACCAGCCTTGATGCGATTAAATATGCGCTTTCTCATTCCGGGCTTAGTGTAGTTGCCAGCCTCATTAACTCTACTTTTGCTTTTCGTTTTACCGCCTTTCGCGTAGCCAGTCGCTCCAGCCGATTTTGCTGCCGACGTTTCTTCAACGCCCGTGATCTTGCCAGCGTTGCGCGTGGCGTAGAAGACTTGCTCACCCTTTTTGCCCCCGTAGGTACGTTGCATATTGTTCATAATAGTACGTCCTTTATCTGTCAGTGGCATCATGTTACTGCCACAGTGTGGCCGCGATTAAGGTATTTTATCGCTTTGTTACTAGGTTCATCCGGCATGTAAAATCCTTCTTTAGCCTTTTCTCTCGCTTGATCCGGTGTCACACGATAGATTTCCATTTCACGGCGAAGTCTTTGACCCTTTCCTTCGTCGTAATTTTCGGGCTTTTCTGCGCTAGACAGTGCGCGGCGTCCTCTAGTATAGGCTGTTGTCATCAGAACTCTCC